GGCTAAGGCCGACAAAGTGTAGGGGGGGGTTACCTTCTGGACGAAACAGGGATTGCCGGGAAGTTGGGTAAGGCATTGAGAGAATGTAGGAAAAGGGGTGGCGCGGCGAAGTGCCGGTCTGGACGGGTGTGAAAGATGGTGGTCGGAAATGCGGGGAATTGGGCTTTCCAACCGGCATTAAATTGCAGAGTGGCAGCAGAAAGCGCGCATCGATGCTCATAGGGCTATCATGTTGATGGCAAACGTAGAAAAGCTCGGAGACCAAGCAGTCCGTAAGCATCAAGGCCAAAGACTGGCCAATCTGGCAGGTGAAAAAAGCAAACTGAGGTCGGCAGTTTGTGCCGACCTCACAGTGATGAGTGCCGACCTCGGATAAGACATTGACCAACCACAATAATATGAGCTGTGGCCCATCGAACTTTCGGTTGCTGAGGTCGGCAGTTCGATGACGCCCATACAGGCGTCAAAACCGCCGCTGTCACAGCCATTCCTGACACCTCTAAACGGGTCCGCTGATCAGCAGTTCGGACCGTTTGCCGTCAGCGCCGGATTGCGTGCCGATGCTGTAGGTCGTCGTGACTTCGGTGATGGTGAACCTGGCGAAGATCGTGCGGACTGGCGGCGTGTCGTTGATCGACAGGACGAAGCGCCCGGCGATCCCGGCCAGCTGGTCGGCCATGCGGGTGAAGTCGGCGGGGCTGAACATGGCCTTGCCGTAGTCGGTCTCGCAACCCCAATAGGGCGGGTCGAGATAGAACAGCGTGCCGGGGCCGTCATAGCGGCGGATGCATTCGGACCAATCCAGGCATTCGATGACGACGCCGGACAGGCGGGTGTGCAGATCCTCTAGCATCGGCTCGAGCGTCGAGAGGTTGAACCGGGCCGGGCGGTCCCGAGCGACGCCGAAATTGCGGCCGGAAACCTTGCCGCCGAAGGCCGTCCGCTGAAGGTAGAGAAAACGCGCTGCGCGTTCGAGGTCGGTCAGGGTTTCGGGGTTGGTGTCGACCAGGCGGTTGAACTCGGCCCGCGTCGTCAACTGGAACCGCAGGACCTGTAGGAACTGCGGATAATGCCGCTGCAGGATTCGGAACAGGTTGGCGACGTCCCGCCCGAAGTCGTTGATCACCTCGGCCTTTGGTCGCTGTGACCGGCGCAGGAAGATGCCGCCCATCCCGACGAAGGGTTCCACATAGGTGGAGCAGGGTATGGCGTCGATCAAGGCGCAGATGCGCTTGGACAAATTTCGCTTGCCGCCAAGCCAGGGTGCGACGGGAAGGACGGGATCGACCGATGCGAGAGGCGCGTTCATGGAATTCCTGCGTAATTGGCAAGATCAGAACATAAGCGGAACAGTGGGCAGTGTCAGCCGAAAGTTTCGCTGTGTTACGGCGAAACAAACGCCTTTACCTGATCCTGAAAGAGGATCATCGAAGTCACAAGCGACATGGATGCCACGAGAGCAGCAACGATGAAGCCCTTACTGGGCAGGTGGGCGACGCGTTCGTTAAGGGTTGCCAATTGGACTTCAACGCCGCGAAGGCGGTCATCCACTTTGTCCAAGCGTCCTTCGAGGCGATCAATGCGGCCATCCATACCGCCAGAACTACCACCGCCCCCACCTGCAGGGGAAGAGCTGAGTTCATCCAGACGTTGACGGACGTCTGACGGCACCGGAAAGTTTGTGACATTTTCACTCATTTCTTAGCCTCCAGCAGCGCCTCATAGCGACCACGAACGACGATATCCATGAAGGGTGCCAGAAAGCCGCAGTTGCGGCACATTCCCATCTGCAGAGCGCCGACGGGCAAAAGCTCGATCTTGCCTGGCACGATGACAGGTAACCCAAAGGTGAGTTCGGCAGTTTCGCCGTCTTCCTGATGGCCGGTGAGACGAAGATGCTCCAATCCAGCGTTCCCGCAAATCGGGCATTTCGCAACGGCCAGAATGGTGTTGCGAAAGAACTGCTGTGCGTCGGGAGACGATATCTCGCCGAAACCTGATTTGGCCGTCAGATGAGGTGGCATGTCATCTTCGGGGCTTTCATCGTTCATGTGGCGTCACCTTTCATCATGGCACCCTGCAGAAATAGACCACGCGGCCGATGATGCGCAGCTGGTCGAGGCGTTCGGTTGAGACCGTTTCTGGCTGGTAGGCGGGGTTGTCGGAGATCAGTTCGATCATCCCGTCGATCCTGCGGCGGATGCGTTTGACCAGCAGATCGTCGCCCACACCGATCACGGTGATGTAGCCGTTGGCGACCTCAACCTGGCTGTGATCGACGATCAGAAGCGAGCCATCGGGGATGGTGGGCATCATGCTGTCGCCGCGCGCCTGGATGACGGTGCAGGAATCGGGCGACGCGCCCCGGTCGCGCAGGAACTGCCTGTCGAAGGCGAGTTCGGAGAATGGCTGATCGTTCGCGAGGAAGATACCTGGTCCGGCAGACGCTTCGACCGCATAGCGAGGCAGCCGGATTAGTTCTGACGGCGATGCTTCGGCAATCTCTGCGGCAGTTTCTGACATTGGAACGGTCGCGCCAGTGTGAGTTGAAATTACGGTTCCATCCAGTCGGCGTACTGATGTCCCAAATCTAGGTTCAACATTCTGACCAGAGCGACCAGTTAGGATGTAAACGATGTCCGCGCCGAGATCGCCAATCGCAACAAGATAGTCTGCTGTTGGCGCATTTCCTTTCTCGTAAAGGCGCTGCGAGCCCTTTGAAACACCTGTTTTCAAAGCACAATCGACTAAACTAAGGCCAAGCCTCTCACGCTCACCGCGAATCCGGTCTCCACGATCAGTATCCTGACCTTTGAGCGTTGACATGTTCAAAATCCTAACCTATCCTTCCTTTTGAGAGCACCTCAACGAAAATGCTCTGTTGCCTGACACCAACCAAGAAAAAGCGGGTGTTTGCACCGCCCGCCCCTGCACCAAAGGAATCCCGATGAAGCAGCAAGAACCAACGATGGACTGGCCCGCGATCGTCGCGGACCTGCATCGTCGTGGCATGACCCTGACCGAGCTTGCCAATCGCAACGACATTGCCCCCTACACGATTCGGAAGGTCAAAAGCGTCACGCACTACAAGTCGCAGGCGGCCATCGCCGAATTCCTCGGCCAGAAGCCCGAAGACCTGTGGCCGAGCCGCTACCCCAAGGGGAAACCCCGCATCCTTGATATCGCGAAAAACCCGCGTCCGGAAAGGAAAAACGCACAGGCTGCTGCTGACAAACAGGACGCAGCATGAGCCTGCGTTTGTCCGTCAACCGGGCCGGTTTTGACATGAACGCGGGCGATCTGCGGGATGCGATCACCGACCTTACGACCGCCGCCGCCGATCTTGGGGGCGCAATCTCGGCCCTGGGCGTCGATCCCCGTCACCGGGACATGAACCAACGGCTGCGCGCCCACCGGACCTGGTTGATGGCGCAGGCTGTGCTGCTGCGCGAAAAGCTGGCGCTGCACGAAGAACGGGCGCGCAATTCGGTGATCCGGCAAACCGTCGCGGCGCAGTCGGTCACCCTGCGCGCGCCAGTCGAGCGACAGGCGGGAACGTGATGGGGCGGGTCGTTCCTTTTCAACCCGACAGCGGATCGGACGCCATGGTCCTGTGCCTTGACCCGAACACGATCACGGCGCGGGCCGTCATCGCCCGCCCGGGCGATTTCAGCGCCGACGATCAGGCCAGCGCGTGTCATTGGCTGATCACTTACGGCGACTGGATGGATTACGAACGGGCGCGGCACCTGTTGCGCCTGCCTCCTGTTGTATCGGCAGGCCCGGATCGTCGGCAGCGCAAGCCGTCGGACAGGGCGGCCGGTCTGATCGCCCTGCTGTTGCTTGGTCTGCTGATTGCACATGTGGCCCCGAAGGCATGGGGCCAGTTTCAGCACGACCTTTGCCGGCCAGCCGTTTCCCATCCGTGACCCAAGGCCCTGAACGGGCAAACCTACAGGCATATCCATGACCAAGACAATGATCGACCTGCAGCTTTCGGCAATCGACGTGCCGAAAGACCGAGCCCGCGATTTCGACCCAGACGCCGCTGCCCTGCTGGCAGGCACCATTGCGGCGCAGGGATTGTTCCACCCGATCCGCGTGCGGGTCGATGGTGCGCGGTACCGCCTGATCGCCGGGCGCAACCGTCTGGAGGCCTTCCGGCTTCTTGGCCGTGAATCCATCCCGGCAACAATCTCTGACGCGGCCAGTGACGACGAGGCGCGGCTGGAAGAGGTGATGGAGAACCTTGGCCGGGCCGAGTTGATCGCCCTGGACCGCTGCCACCACCTGTATGAGCTGAAGGAGGTTTGGCTGCGGATGTATCCGACGTCTTCGGTTGGAGGCGGGAAATGGGCCGCACCGCATGCTGTTACAATCGGACCTTCAATTGTAACAGGTGGGAAAAGTTTTCCCACCATCAAAGATGATCCTGAAATCTTTGGGTTTTCCACGATCTGTTCGACCAAGTTCGGCCTTTCGAAGCGGGCGATCAACATCGCCGTCAAGATCTGGTCCGACCTGACGCCTGACAGCCGGACACGGCTGACAGGAACACCGTGGGCTGCGAAGCAATCCGAAATCCAGTTGCTTTCGTGTCAGGACCACAAACATCAGGCCATCATCCTCGACCTGCTGCTGGCGCAGAATGCCAAGGTCAGTTCGGTCGCTGACGCCATCGGCACGCGGAACAACGGCATGATGTTCAACGATGTCGAGCAGAAGTTCATCGCGGCGAACAAGATCTTCGCCAAGCTGAAAGACCCGGTCATCGACCGGCTCGTCGAAGCGAACGAGGTGGCGATCATCGCCTCGCTGAAGCGGTTGGGGCGCATCTGATGGCACAAGACCCCACCCACATCAGCCTGTCTGATCATCCTGCCCCGCCTGCCGAAACGGCGACCGGGTCGGAAACGGCCATTCCGCATCCGGACTGTCATACTGCGCCTCCAGCACCATCTGTGCGTCCCAGATCATCTCGCGATACGGACCACCCGGGCGCAGACGCAGTTCTGCCGCATCAATCACCGCAGCCGCCTCAAACGCCATCTGGGCCGCTGCCGCAATCACCCAGAACTGGGTTTCAACCGGCAGTTTCGCGAGAGCCTTTCGACGTTTCGCAGGGGCAGATGTTGCCACTTCCCGAACAAGTGTTCTGTTTGCGTACCGCACGTCGTGAAGTTCGTGCGGCGAGTGCAAGGATAGCCCGGCAAGAAGCGGCTCGTAGACCTCTTCGCGCAGCATGTCGCGCAGGTCTTCTCCGGTATTGTAGGCCGCTCTGGAGTAGGCTGAAAGCGACATGGCTGGTGTTCCTGTGTCTGATCGTCGGGGAGTCGCCTGACACGATACGGCCTTGCTCGCCATTCGTCATGGCCCTTCACCGCATGCGCCAAATGGCGGGGCAGTAGAAATGGCCCGCCGCCGCGATCCGTTGACCAAGGACCTGTTCGCCTGGCAGCCCCCCAAGGTGGCTGTCGGCTACAGCGCCGATGTCATCGGGCGCGGGCGGCTGGACAACAAGATCGCGCGCCAGATTTCGCAGGCATTGCGCGAGGCGCGGGAGGATCAGCGGCTAAGCCGCAGCGATATCGCCGCCCGGATGTCGGAATATCTCGGGCGTACGATTTCCGAGGCGATCCTGAACAAATGGGCGGCGGAAGGGTCCGAGGATCACCGCATCCCGCTGGATGCCTTTGTAGCCCTGGTCGATGCGACCGGGGCCAAGGCGCTGCTGGGGTTCGTGCCCGGCGAGTTCGGCCTGACGGTCATCGAGGACGAGTTCGCCGACCTGATCGAGGCGCAGTTGCTGGACGAGCACATGGAAGAAGTCCAGGCGCGCCGCGCCGCACTGACATTGCGCAGAAAGGCCAGGCGATGACCCAGATGTTTTTCACCGCGCGTGAGTTGGCCCAAATCGCAGATGCGAGAGGCATCATTTCATTTCCGACAAGTGAGCGCGGGGCCAGAGACTATGCCGACCGTGAAGGATGGAACGACCTGCCGTCAAACCTCTGCCGCAAACGGAGCGGGCGGATCGGCGGCGGCGGGCGCGAATATCACTGGTCGATCCTGCCGGAAGTGATCCAGGCCGTGATCGTCGGAGCAGAGGTCCGCGCCCATCAGCTTGCCGCGCAGGAAGCACAATCCCAGGCCGACAGGAAGGTGGTTGTCGCCCGCCCTGTGATGTCGCTGAACGCAGAGCAGCGCCTTGCGATGGACGCGCGGTCGCAGGTTCTGCTGGCGATCGCGCGCTATGAAATCATGAACGGGACCACGCAGGGCAAGGCGATCACCGCATTTGTCGCAGCACTACCTGCGTTTGCCGCCTGGAAGGACGCCGAGAAGGCCCGCGACCTGGGTGAGCGGCTGACGGGCAGACAGATGGCCTTGCTGACGATGGAGCCCGCCCTGACCAACCCGGAGAAAGAGGGTTTCGGGCTGACGGAAGAGGTGCTGCGCAAGGCGAACAACCGGCCAACCGGTTCTTTGAAGATCAGCCGCGCAACGATCTACAGCTGGTTGAACCTGCGCCTGGCGCATGGGGTGCCCGGTCTTGCCCCTACCCCCCCCAAAGTCGCCGATCCCTTACCGCCCGGGTTTGTCGAGTTCCTGAAGTTTTACGCCCGGCCACAAAAGCCGAACATGACCGAGGCGTTGAAGGACTATCTGGAAAGCGGACCGAAAGACCTGCTGACCATCGATCAGGTCGGCCATGCCCTGAGAAAAAAGCTGAACGGCATTGAACGGCATGTCGGTCGCGAAGGCCTGCTGACCCTGCGGTCGCGGCTGGCCTACATCCAGCGGGACACCAGCAACCTGTTGCCGACCACCATCTACACCGCGGACGGCAAGACGTTTGATGCCGAAATTGCCGATCCGGTTCAAGGGCATCCGTGCAAACCCGAGATCACGTCTATCCTGGACGTGGCAACGCGTAAGTGCGTCAGCTTCGCCCTGTCGCGCAAGGAAAACGCGAGTTGTGTGGCCGAGGCGCTGCGCACGGGCTGCGTCGATCACGGCATTCCGGCAATGTTCTATACTGACCGGGGGGCGGGCTATAAGAACCGCAGGTTTGACGATGCCGTCCTCGGCCTGATTGGGCGGCTGAGCATCACCAAGATGCATGCCCTGCCGTACAATTCGCAGGCAAAGGGCATCATCGAACGGTTCAACAAGATCTGGAACCCGCTGGCGCAGCGCCTGCCGACCTATCTGGGCGCGCCGATGGACAAGGAAGCCGGGTGGGTCGCCCACAAGCGGACCCGCGCCGATATCAAGGCCTTCGGCCAGTCCAGCCTTCTGCCGAGCTGGGAGGATTTCCGGGCGATGTGCGCCCAGGCCATCGCCGACTACAACGCCAAGCCGCATGAAAGTCTGCCAAAGATCGAGGACCCTGTCACCGGCAAGACCCGGCACATGTCGCCCGACGAGGCCTGGGCGCAGCATGTGTCCGAGGGGTTCGAGCCGGTCATGGTCGATGCCGAGAGCATTGACGATCTGTTCCGGCCCTATGAGGTCCGGGTGGCGAGCCGCGCCTTGGTGCAATGGAACACCAACACCTATTTCCACATGGCGCTGGAACCCTATCACGGCACCGAAGTCGCTGTGGGATACGACGAAAATCAGGCCAATTTCGTCTGGGTCCGAGAATACGACCGGGAAGCCGATCAGCCGGGACGGTTCATCTGCAAGGCCGAATTCGGCGGCAACAAGCAGGCCTATGTGCCGCTGACCGCCCAACGCGCCGCCGAGGAAAAGCGCGCCAAGGGTGCGATCAAGCGGATCGACAAGAAGCGGGACGCGATCACGGATGGTCTGGATGGGCCGTTCCAACTGGAGCACCTCAAGGCCGCCCCGATGCCCGATCTGACGATCGTGGCGACAGCCCCGATCAAGGTGGCGGCAGTTGGCCCGACCCCGCCCAGCCCGGCCGCGCGCCTGATGAACCCAGACGTCGAGATTGCCCTGAAGTGCCTCGCCGATCCGACGCAGCTGACGCCCGGGCGGCGCAAGCTGTTGCTGGACTTTACCGCAGGGCGGGCAGGCCGCGAGTTTCTGCGCATTTCCGGCGTGGATCTTGACGCCCTGGAGGACCTGCTGCGGTCGGCAGCCTGACACCAAAACGAGCAGCATCAAGGAGGACAAATGTGAAGAACGGCTTTGTTGAAACCCGGAACCACCTGAAATTCATGGAAGCGATGACCGCACTCGAGGCGCGCGGGTCGGTCGAATGTCGCCTGGTTGTGGTCGATGGGCTGCCTGGTTTGGGCAAAACTACCATCCTGACCCGCTGGGCCACGACTGAGACTTGCGTGCTGCTGCGGGCAAAGACCGAATGGTCGCCCTACTGGATGATGGGAGAGCTGCTGTCGGAAATGGGCGTTCTGCCCCCGCGCGGCCATGAAGCGCGGTTCACGGCCGGGGTTGCGGTTCTGCGCGAAAAGCTGACGCAGGCCAACACCGCCCGTCAGCAATTTGCGGTCGTCATTGATGAAGCCGACCACGTGTCCGGCAAGAAGGCCCTGGTCGATACGATCCGCGACTTCACCGATCTGACGGAAGTGCCCTTCGTTCTGGTCGGGATGGGCCGCATCCGGGACAATCTGACCAAGCACCCGCAGACCGCCTCGCGGATCAGCCGCTATGTGCGGTTCGAGCCTGCCGATCTGGAGGACGTGCGCAGCTTTCTGGCAGCAAAGTGCGAAATTCCCGTCGCCCCGGATCTGACGGCTTTCGTCGCGCAGGCAACACGCGGGTTCAACCGCGAAATCCTTGAAGCCATCCGGTCGATCGAGCGGTTTGGCGAACGCAATGCGCCGGCAGGCCCCGAAGGCCTGACGCTGCGCGAAATGGCGGGTCAGCACCTGATCAATGACCGGAAATCCGGTCAGCCGATCATGGTTCCGGGGCGGTGATGATGACCGCGCCCAAAACCCAGACACAGGCGCTGTATGCCATCGGGTCGGCGTGCCTGGACGTCGATGCGCTGACAGGTCTGCTGGACCGGCCCCGGCACAAGGTGGCCAAAGCCCTGAACCGGCTCATCGAACGGGGCCTGGTCGAACGGCGCAAGGAAGGCTGTTTTGCGACCTCAGCGCAAGGTCAGGCGCTGATCGCCGCCAACGCCGAGGTCCCGAACGGTGCCCCCACAACCGACCTGAAGCCGAGAAGGCCCTATCGCAACACGCTGCGGCAGCGCGCCTGGACGGCGATGCGCATCCAGCGCTGCTTTACCGTGGGCGAGATCGCGATGCTGGCGGACCGGGGCCAGAAGGACCCGGAAAAAGACCTGTTGAAATGGTTCAACGCCATGGAAGCAGCCGGATATCTGACGCGCAGCGCGCGGCGGGTTCCCGGGCATGCCAGCACCAGCAACGGCTTTGTCCGGTTCAGCCTGATGAAGAACACCGGTGTCAAAGCCCCGGTCCACAGCGTGCGGCACGGCCTGCTGCGCGACCCCAACACCGGGGAGGACAGCCCGTGTCGCAGACCAGCCTGAATTTGTCCGAGCCCGAACCAGAATGGTTGAGTCTTCTGAGGGCCGAGATCGCCAAGGGCCGGACGATCACCGATCTGGCCCGGCAGATCGACATGCCGCGCCCGTCACTTTCGATGCTGCTGGCGGGCAACTACCCGGCGCGTCTGGACAAGATCACCCGAAAATTCTCTGCCCGCGTGGTGGCCGAGTTTCGCGGCATGGTTCTGTGTCCGCACCTGAAAACCGGCATCGCGGCAGAGGCCTGCCAGCGACACGCGGCAGCGCCGATGTCCACCAACAACCCCGACAGGCTGCGGTTCTGGGCCGCCTGCCGGGCCTGCCCGCTGAACCCCGTCACTGCGAAAACCTGAAATGAGGAAATCATGACCATCCAAGTATCCCTGTTCACCCCCCACCCCGTGCCCGACGGCATCACCTATGTGGCCAACAAACCCTACATGGCCGACGGCACCGGAGGCCTGCGTGCCGTGGAAACCATCCCGCCGCTGAAGAAGCTGCGCGACGAGATGGTGCGCCGCGAGTTCGGTTTTGTGCTGGCGCTGGCGGAGCAGATCAGTCGGTTTCGCGGCCATGTGATGACCAACCTTGGCCAGTTCGACGCGATGATGGCGCAGGAATACGGCCTGACCGTCGGAGGCGAAAAGGGCAACCGCAGCTACACCACCTTTGACGGGCTGATGAAGATCGAGGTGCGGATGCAGGATCGCATCGCCTTTGGCCCGGAAATCCAGATCGCCAAGGCGCTGTTCGACGAATGCCTCAACGAGTGGGCGGCGGACACCCGCGCCGAGATGCGGTCGATCGTCACCAACGCCTTTGACACCGACCGGGAGGGCCAGATCAACCGGGCGAACATCTCGACCCTGCTGAACACCGACAGCGAGGACGAGCGGTGGTTGAACGGTCAGCGGGCGATCCGCGAGGCGATGTATGCCATCGGATCGAAGGAATATCTGCGATTTTCGATAAGACCGACGCAAAAGGACCGGTTTGTCGCCGTCAGCATCGATCTGGCGAACGCCTGATGGAGATTTCGTTTCACACCGAAAACGGCATGGTCGATCTGGCGCATCTGACCGCCCGCGACCTGACAGCCGAGACAATCGGGGCCGCTTTGGCCAAGATCAACCGCTTCAACGGTCGAACACGGCAGCCCTGGTCGGTTGCGGCGCATTCGCTGGCCGTCGAGGCGATGTGCCGCAACCCCGAGCAGAAGGGCTGGGCGCTGCTGCATGACGCGCACGAGGCCTTCATCGGCGACATCACGTCTCCGGCGCTGGACCTGATCTGTGCCAGCGGCACCCGGACCAGCGTCGAGAATGCCGTGCACAATGCCAAAGGGCGGCTGGACCGGGTCATCGGTGCGGCCTGGCAAAGCGCGCCCCGGTCGCATGCGATCGACATCCTGCGGGCCGACTGGGTCGTTCTGCATGCCGAAATCGCGGTGTTCTTCGATCGCGAGGCGCAGGTCACCTCGGCGCAGGACCGGGACGACATCGAACGTGCAGAAGACCTGATCCGGACACTGTGCGCGGCAGGGTCCGCAGGCATGTCCCATGTGCAATCGGCGCATCGGGCCTGGGTGCTGCGCGCCGAAGAACTTGCATCGATGGGGCTGCTGACGCTGCCCCGCGACACCACCCCGTCCAGCGCTGTGCTGGCCGGATAACCCCAACGAGGAAAACCCAATGACGACTGTCAACAAATCCGATCTGGTGCGTCAGGTTTCTGCCGAAAGCGGCGCGTCCTTGACGGCCACGAAAGAGATCGTGGACGTTCTGCTGGACGTGATCACCAAACGCGCCGAGGCGGGCGATGCGCTTGTCCTTGCCGGGTTCGGCAAGTTCGTGGTCCGCGCGCGCCCCGCCCGCAAGGGCCGCAATCCGGCCACCGGTGCGCAGATGGAGATCCCGGAAACCCGCAAGCTGACCTTCAAGGCGGCGGCGGCGCGCAAGACCATCTGACGGCCCCTTTGCGAAACCCCGCCCGGATCAATCCGGGCGGCGGTCGGTGCGGTGTGGTGGCCGCGTCCTGATGAGCAACCCGGAGGCAATGATGAGCTACATGATGCGCGACCGCCCCGACGGGCAGTTTGAAATCGTCCTGACGCGGACCAGCCTGGTCGGAATTTTCCCCGAACGGCAGTTGGCGTCCAGGGTGATGTTCTTGCTGCGCCACGAAGAACCCGATCTGCCCGAAGAAGAACCCGCGTTGTTCGGGCGGGCGGTGGACGACGTGGCCGAGGCCGAGGCGCGCGCGGCCGAGGAGATGATCCTCGTCGAGCCGATGGAACGCCCCGTCGTTGCTTTCG